TCACAACAAGCGAAAGCTTCTGTTGATTGCCCACAACGACTGTATCCCAATTGATTACAGACTTTGCTGACAACACATGAATCATTGGAAATGCTTGTTTAGCTGCATCCTCAGCTCTTGTTTTAGACGGCGCAACAGTTGGATAGTCAACATACAAAGCACAACGATAGGTCTTTAGAATATGACGTAATGCAGCTTGAGCAAGTTGATGAACACCTACGCCTTGCCCGTTTGCATTTCGTTCCAAGTATTCCAAATCATCTGGACGCTGGAAGTCTGGAATTTTTGAAAATGCACCGCCAATCAGGCTAGCTAATGTTTTTCCTGTCACACCGTAAAACACAGCATGTTCAAGATATGATTCGTATGCCGCCATAGCTTCGGGTGAAGTGTCAGGCTTATTGTGTCTTGGCAAATATTTCTCTTTAGCTGCTTTGACTTTATGCTGACCCTCGCAAACGTCCTCTACCTTACTCCATAGATACACGTTTTTTGAGTAGTCAGGATGTTTTGTAGTAACGTCTGTCATCTTGCAAATCCTAGTTTTAGTGAGGTAATTTTTGCTTCAATTGGGAACATATAAGCCACTGGATAAGTTCCTGCATCATTTAAATGGTCAAATCCTGCTGACTTATCAGGCTCCCCCTTGTCTGTATAAATTTGACGCTCCAAACTCTTAGCGAATGCTGGACACTCATCTAAATTTACATAAAGCCGCCTTTCACCCATCGTGTTGCACAATCTACTGTTCATTGAATTAATACGATCTTTTACTGCTGGGTTCCGACTATTCACATGCACCTTAAACCCTGCTTTTTTCAGCAACGCAATATCCGTTTCACTAGCATTGCTTGACTTACGGTTATCACCCGAAGCATCTGGATAAACATTTATTTCATGGTCTGGATGTTTAGCCTGAATTGCGTCAATCATTGCAGGTGTGTCGAATAAGTCCTTAAACTCACCTACTGCATGTAGTTCTTCACCATCTCGCACATAAACCACAGCCGCCATCTTCTGAACGTTAAAGTCCATGCCAATGTGTAAGCCTTCAGAGGCTTGGATAGTTCTGTTTGACTTGTTCCAACTTCTCTCAAAGCAGTAATAGATAACACCCTGATAAGTTTCAAAGCTTGCTTCGTACTCTTGGCGGAATGTTTTCATATCCATCTTGCGCCGAGCGACATCAATCTCGCTTGCTGGAATATTTCCACCTTGCAATGATGTATAAATCCAGCTTTTATGATCAGGCTCACGCCCATCCTGACCATCCATCCATGTGTCATAGCAATGGTTATAGCCTTTTGGTGTACCAATCCTTAATACATGACCACCAACTCGCTGAATACCATTGACAATGTATTTGCAAGTTGAAAGCATCGGGCGAAGCACTTCTTCCCAAGCCGCCCATTTACAGTCAGCCCATTCGTCAATAATTAGAAAGAAAAGCCCAGAACCGCGAAGATCGTCATAGTTATCCAACCCAACAACACGAATCACATGCCCACTTTTTAAAGTGATTGTACATTCAGTTTCGTTGGGCTTTCCTGCTCTCCATGATAGTGGAATAGCCTGTTTTAGTCTTTTCCAAAAAACACGCTTGGCTTGCTTGAATGTCGGCGCTGCATACCAGATTTCATCCTCAACAGAAACATTCCATTTTTGAGCCAACCTTGCAGCTCGACGCACTTCCGCCTTTGCCAAGAATGTTTTACCAAATCGACGGCCACACACCGCATCACGAAAGCGAGCCTCTTCTTGCCAGCCCCATACATAGATATTCGCCTGTTTTGGTGTAAGTTGCACTGCGCCATCTGGACTAAAGGATAGGTTCATTAGGCAAATCCTCGTCTGGCTTTAGATCAAGGCGATAATCTTCTTCTGGTGGACGCTCTTTAGGCGGCTTAACTTCTCGTCTCAACTTCTCTACTTCAAGCTCTAATTTTTGATTATTTAAAACCTGATACTCAAGCTCATTTCTTTGCTTAGTCAACATAGAGATACGGCCAATCAAGCGGTCAATTAAAGCGTCATAATCTTTGCGCTTATATACAATTCTGTCGCCACCACTCTGATCTTGGGGATTTGCATCTCCTAGCGTCATCGAGTCAATAGCAACCTTGTCTTGGTCCTTGATTGCGTCATCTTGCGCTTGCTTGGCTTTTAACGCCCTAGTCAATTGAACCTTGCAAAGCTTTAACTCTGAATCAATAGAGTGCAATTCAGATTGCTGGCTAAACTCTATTTCATCCTCAGTCATAAACTGAGAATAAATATTGTGCTTTGCGCTGTTTTTATTGCCTGCTGGCGCTCCTGCATTCCCGCCGTGCAGACGACATCGTTTTTTACCTTTGATTGGCGGTTTTTGACACGCTTCGCCATTGCGTTTTTTTGCACCGCAAATAGCCATATAAACGCCTCGTAAACGGTCTTTCATAGGGTGAGTTTCACAAATTGACGAAATACAGCAGCACAGTCTTTTTTTATAGACGGTAAATTGAACCGTTTTTTATCTTTCATAGGATTGTTTCGCAAATCGCATAAATGGAGTGACTACATGCCCTATTTTTATAGGAGTGCAAGTGTTAATGCTTTTTGACATTATTCACCCTCTTATTGGTTCATCTATTAAAAACCACCCGAAGGTGGTCATGCTAATAACTGGATTTGTTTTGCGCTATTGAATTCATCCAATAGCTTTAATATTGGCTTAGTGACAACACTATAACACTCTGTTTTACCAGCAAAATCTATCTCTGGCTCATATTTATACTTTCTTAGCAATCTTGTGATGCGTTTTTCTAAACACCAAATAAATTCAGCGTCACCAGAAACTATTTTATTAATCTCATATTGATAAGGCATTGCTCGTTTGTTTGGGTATCTTTTCTGCACAGTTCTGCACGTTATCCCAACTTTATAAAACACTTCATCATTATTCCAACATCGCAAAATGTATAGGTTGCTTTTATCGTTATATTTTGCCTTAACCAATCCGATGTATTTATCACGATCAAATACAGAGGCTTCTCTTGCACATTTACGACAGCCTTGCCCATGCAAATGCGTATAGCACGCTTGGGTAAACTCCCCATGTGTTTTGCAAATGATTGTTATCTTATCTCTTTGCTGCTTAAACTTAACCAAAGAATAATCATATTTATCACCGTGTATTTCGCGGAATCTTAATAAAACTTCTTCTTTTGTACTTAGTTTATTTGCTGCTCTCTTTTCTACTGCGCAGCTCATGCACCCAAAACCATTCCAATGATCTGCTGGGCACTGCTCAAATACACCATGAGATGAACAAATAATCTTAACTTTAGTCGTCTTATTGATGTAATCTACAAGCGAGTAGTTATATTTTTCGCCATGCGCCTTCTTGAATTTCTCTATCGCTTGCTGTGTTGTCAGCCTTTTTCCCCCGCCGCATTCCCAACACCCTCTACCAATTAAATGTGATCCTGGACATTGCAGAAAATCACCATGCTCTCTGCAAGTTATAATCACATTGGTTTTTAAATTTTTATAAACCACCTTGAGGTAGGAATATCTATCACCATGAATAATTTTAGCTCTGGCAATAAATTCAGAAGTGGTTAGTTTCTTTGTTGAATGTTTTTTAGATTGCATAGCTGACGCTATGACTTTAGAATTAGCTTCAGTCATCTTGTTACTCTCATTAACAGGTTGATTAGAAAGGCTTAGTTGTTTCCAGCAACTAGGCTTTTCGCTTATTTATTATACCAAAAAACTACTAAAATTTCTAATTTAACAAATATTTAAGATCATCTGGACAAGTCAACTTCACGCCATCTTTCAAGCACCATATCTCAATGTCACTTAAAAATTCCGCCATCTGCCTTGTTGTGGCTTCTGTGATACTCATTCGATTCGATACAAACTGTCTTAGCGGCTCATAACCTGAACTACCAGACTCTTTAAGCTCTCGCATCACCTTAAACGTTTCTGGATACTCACCCACATTGTCACGGTTATAAATAATCGAAAGGTATTTGTATTTAAAGAATGCAGACGCTTCCTCTTTATCCAATCCACGCTGTTTGCCGTACTCAGTCATCCAAAGCCAGTACAATCGCCTCTGTGCATGTGAAAGTGTTTCTTCTTTCTGATCTATGCGAACAACTAAAGGCTTACCCTCATCGACTGAACGAGTGTAGTTTGAATGCAGATATGAGATTGTTTTAGTGATGTCAGAGTGATCTTTGATTGTAAATACGGCTTGAGTCATGTTTATATTTCCCATTTTATCGACATGACACGGCAGATGTGTTTACAGCATAAACATGATTAGATTGTTTTAGTGATGTCAGAGTGATCTTTGATTGTGAACACTGCTGTTTTCATGTTCACCTCATTAATCACTTTTTATTTTCTAATTTAAGCTCATCATATCTGTCTAAACCAAATGCCCAATTAGCATTACGGTCATGCAACTCGTTTGCCCACTTTTTTGGAATAAACATCATGAGTGGGTGCACAATGCAATTGTGCGTGAAGTCTTTTAGCCACTGTTTCATATTCGCCTCGATATAATTGATGCAAAAAAAGAGCCATTAGGCTCAGTTAAAAAATTTCTTCATCTTTAAGATTCAACATCCTTTCAGTCTTTTCTAGCATCTTTGTGAACCATTCTTTTGATTGTTCTCTTGTTAGCTGAAAGTACCCATCAAGCCAAGAATGACAATCCCTACAAAGACTAATCGTAAATTCATCCGATGCCTTTTTACCCATCGACTTCCCATATTCAGACCAATTCGCATGACACGCTTCGCTTGGTGGGGGATTACCACATCGCACACAGGGCAATTTACGAATCTCAGCCAATCGCTTTGCATCACGCATTTGGTCTTGAATATTCTTCAGGCAAAACAGCGAATGCTACTTTTGATTGATCACCATAAATGTCAAACTCTACATTCACATGAGTAAAGTTTATTTTCATTTCATCTTGAACAGTCTTTACAGCTTTAACCAACTCTTGCTCTAGTCGATCTTTGATTGCTCTATCACTGTACATTTACGGTCTCGCATAACGTTTGATACTGTGTTGAATATTACTGATCTGTTTATCTATGTCATTAATGCGTTGACGACATGCTTGCTTAAACTGAAACGTTGAATTGAGATGATTAAGACTTT